AATGCCGCGACAATGGCACTTCCGGCAGTAGTGAAAACGACGCTCAGCATGCCAGCAGCAGCAATAATCGCGTTTATCCCTGCGATGACAGGCCATGCAATCAGACCAATCCCGCCGAGCACCCCAACCAGCGCCAGCCCACCGGCGACAAGGTTAAACAGGGTTTGCGTCAGTTCAGGGTTAGCTTTCGCCCACGCGGCCACCTTGCCGAGCCAGTCTGTCGCGGAAACCGTCAGGCGACGCAGTGCTGAGTCTTCTTTTTCGAAAACCTCAATCTGCAGGTCCTCCCATGCTGACTGCAGGTTTTTCAGATCGCCGTCGAGGTTATTCGTTTGTATTTTCGCAATGCGCTCGGTCGTGCCTTTTGAGTCGCGGATTTGCTGGCGCTTGTTATCGAGCGAGCCATCACCGGCAGCGGCGACGAGTTTAATCGCCCCCTTCATGGCCTCCTCACCAAAGATGACTTTCAGATATTCGCCCTGCTCCGCCGTACCGAGCTTGTTTTTCGCAAAGGACTTGTGAATATCTTTGAGGATTTTCTCGACCGGCAGCATGTTCCCTTTGCCGTCGCGGGTTTTCACTCCTAATTCTGAAATGGCCTCAACGGCCTTACCCATAGGAGCCTGCAGACGGTTGAAAATGGCACTCGCGCCCGTACCGGCCATCGAGCCTTTAATCCCGTTATCAGCCAGAATGCCGAGCATGGCGGTCGTGTCTTCGATGCTCGCCCCTGCAGCCTCGGCAATTGGCGCAACATATTTCATCGCCTCGCCCAGCTCGACGAGGCCGGTGTTTGATGACGTAAAGCCTTTCGTCATCACATCCGCGACACGCTCAATCTCGGTGGTCGGCAGGTTAAATGCCGACTGCATGTTAGTGATAATGTCGGCGGCTTCTGCGATATCCACGTCGGCCGCGAGGCTCAGGTTTACGGTCGAACCGGTCGCAGCCAGCACGTCATCGGCGTTATAGCCCGAGCGTGCGAGCGTGGTCTGCGTGCGCGCTACATCACCCGGCGAAAAGGCGGTTGTCGCACCGATATCACGCGCCTGTTGACGAATGGCCGCGAGCTTATCGTCGCCCTTATCGAGCCCGAGGATCGCCTGCGTGCCTGACATCTGCTTATCAAAACCGATACCCGGCGCAATAAAGCGTGACGCACCATAAAGCCCGGCGGTCGCCACCCCGACGCCCACCATCCCGGCATTACGCGCACCGGCGGCGAGCTGTTGCCCGGATTCATAGCGGCTTTTTACCGCGCTGAGTCTGGCATGTTGCTGACTGACGCGCGCCAGTGCATCACGTTGCCGGTTAAGCTGCGCGGTTGTTTCGCTGATGCTGGATTTCAGACGGCGCTCATCCGCCGACAGCGTGCGGGTGTTTATGCCAGCCTGCGCGAGCTCGGTGCGCTGGCGCTGTACCGACTGCCTGAGCCCGTTATATTTGAGCTGCAGGTCAGCGGCGGATTTCTTTGCCGCCTCCATCGCGCGCGCCTGCGCGTTAGTGGGGTTTTCGGTGTTTTTAAACTGGACGGCCAGCGCTGCGGCCTCCTGTTTCGCTTTGTTAAGCGACTGACCGGTTACGGCAAGCTGTGCGCTCGCTTTCCTGAATCCGTCAATTCGGGACGCCTGCGCATTCAGATCGCGCAGGGTGTTTTGAGAAGTGCGGATATCGCCAGCAAGGGATTTACTGGCGTTCTGGATAGCTTTGAGCGGTCGGCTTGCCCGGTCAACTGCGTTAAGCAGCACCTCAAGTCTGACGTTATTGCTCATGGTGGTTTCCGCTTCGCTGCAGCGCCTTATCGCGCCATGTGATGAGCTCGGTCACGCTCAGGGAATAAAGCTCTGATGGCGGCCAGTGAAAAATCACCGCGATATCCGCCATCAGGTCATCGACCGAAAGGTTATCGGGGAACGTCAGCGAGCCGAAGATGGCGACAAAAAACCAACCACCTTACCGGCGAATAAAATCAGGTCTGATGCTTCCAGACGCGTGACCTCATGCTCGGTGAGTGCCGGGTAAGTCATGCGCGGCAGCACCTTAATCAGCGCATCGACGTCAGAGTTTGCCAGCGAGGCAAGACTAACACCGCGCAGGGTTCCCGCGTTGGGTTTTGTGACGGTCACCTGCTCGATTTTCTGCTCACCGCGCATGATGGGGTTATCGAGGATCACAATGTTTGAGTTTTCGGTTTCGTTGATGTTTTCCATGATGTTGGTCTCGTCAAAGTTAAGTGGCCGGCCAGCCTGACTGACCGGTTAAGGGGTTACAGGCCGATGGCCTTACGGTGTTCCGCCAGACGGTCGACGCCGTCGACTTTCATCACCATGTTGATGACGTCAATCTCGATGACCTCTTTGCCGTCAATCGTGAGCTGGTAGTAAGTACACTCGGTCGAGATTTTGGTCGTACCGCTTTCGCCCTGTTTGTTTTCGCCGCCGTCATACTCTTTGTGACGGCCACGCATGACCACCTCAACGGCAGAAATTGCGCCGGTGTCATCGCGCTGGTATGAGCCGGTAAAACGCAGCGGCACGCTATCCGCGCCCGGTGACGCGTACTGCGCCCACAGCTCGATATCAGGCAGACCGCCGAGCGTCCACTCAAGCGACAGCGCGTCATCATCGAGGCCGAGGTCAATCGACACCGAGCCCGGCATCCCGCCGCCACGGTATTTCTCAAGCTTACGGGTCAGCTTTGGCAGGGTGACGGATTCAACGACGCCCATGTAGCTGAGACCGTCGTTAAACATGTTCAGGTATTTCAGTTTACGTGGTAACGCCATGCTCTGAGCTCCTTAGCTGTTGACCGAGTCTGACAGGTTCGCCAGATAGGTATCGGTGATGCGCTGGCGCAGGGTCAGGTTTTCCAGCGGCGGGACGGGGGTGTAGTCGTAATCGATATACAGTTTCCCCGCCTTGAGCGATTCCACGCTGTTTGACTCCGGGTCGTACCAGCAGGAGCCGTCAACGATATAGCCGTTGTTTTTTAGCTCACGGAATTTCGCATTCATACCGGCGACGATGTCGCGGATAAGCGTAGCGGTGACGGGTTTATCAATCGCCCACGCGTGCGCCTCCGCCATCGTGTCGGCAAGCACCTGCGCCGTGCGGGTGTAGTTTTCAAACAGGAAAAGCGGGTCATCTGAGCAGGTACGGTTGCCCCAGAATTTAAAGCCGTCGTTACGAATAAGCGTGGTGACACCGGCCTGATTAAGCAGGTTTGCGTCGGTGGCTTTCTCCTGCAAATCCCACGAGACCGAGGCGCTGACGCCGGTGACGCCATTCACGCCGACGTTAGAGAGCGTTTTATGCCAGCCGGTCTCCTGGTCGATTTTGGCGCGCAGGCCGAGCGCGCGGGCGGTCGCCCATGCAATATCGGTATCGTTCGCCGTGGTGTCCCATGCCAGAAAATCAGGGTGAATGACCATCAACTCGCGCTGGCTGAAATTCTCGCGGTAGGCAATGGCTTCAGAAATGGTCTTGCAGCCCCATGCGCTGATATAGCCAAACGCGCGCAGGCTCTGACAGGTTGTCGCGAGTGCGGTCGCCACTTCCTGAGAATCCAGCCCCGGCACGCCGAGAATGCGCGGCTTAACGCCGGTGACGGTTTTTGCAGCCAGCAGCGCCTTAAGCCCGGTGTATTTGCCGTTTTCGTCGGTCGTGCCGATGATGTTGGAAATGGTCTCTTTCTGCGCCGCTTCCGGGTTACCCGGGTCTTCGGTACCTTCGGCAACGCGCACAACCACAACGACCGGTTTGCACTGGTCGGCAATGGCCTGCAGGGATTTTGACAGGGTGCCAAGTTTACCGGCTTTACCGATGGCGTTTTGCACGCTGGTAATCAGCACCGGCTCATTGAGTGGAAATGTCTTTTCGTCAGCATCGCTGGCCGTGCAGACCATGCCGATGATGGCCGTCGAGACGGTAGAAATGGTGCGCGTGCCATCGTTAATCTCGATGACCTCGACGCCGTGATGATAGTCGCTCATCCGTTTAACTCCTTGGTTAAGGGGTGCAACTATTTTCTGATGTGCATGAGGTGTGCGAAACGTAATGCCGTTGGAGGAGTGACAGCACAACGGGCAGCGAGCGGTCGGGGCGTGCGGGAAAGATGATTGATCGTTTTCAGCGATCAATCAGGGGGAATTGATCGCCGATAACCATTATCAATGAAAGGATATTGTCGCTATCGTTGCGCCATTAACGAGGGAACGAGAATGACGATTTTACTCTGGATTGTTGGTGGTCTGACTGCATGGTGTCTCTTTGGCTTTTGCTGGCTCAGACTGTTTGCCGGTGATGAAACAGAAAATGACTATGAAGAATGCCCCTATGACTAAACCCGCTTAACGCGGGTTTTTTATATCTGTCGAAACCTTTTACACCGGGAGTGCAGGCCATTCAATATCCGGCGCGGCATCAGGGGAAACCCGGCTAAGATAAACACGGTACTTTTTCCACACCGTCAACATGCTGACCTCATTCTCGCTTGCCTCCCCCAAATCGACAGCATCCTGTAATGTTTCAATCGTAAGCGTAACTTCCTGCATCAGCCGTTTTTTTTCACCTTTCGCAAATGACACCGCTGCGGCGCGTTCTGCCTCCGTGTCTTTTTCCCAGCTTTCGCCACCCCAGCGCATATAGTTTCCGTCAGGGGCAATGGTCGTCACATCAGCAGGTAAAGCACCGGGCGTAGCGATATAAACGCGCTCGCCTGTTTCTTTGCTGTAGAGCGTTTGATTTCGGTAGTCCTCGACCAGATCCCACGTTGTTCCGTTGAATACAGCGACCTTTCCCTCCGGCACGTCAGGCGGCGCAATACTGGTGCAGTCTGCCGGGAGACCCGTATTAGCCGGTATATAGGCATCACCCGCGCCAATAAACTCCCGGGTGTCTGCGCGGAGGTTATAAATTCGGATAGTGCGGTCTTTACCAGAAAATTTAAAAGCCATTATGCGAGCCTCACAATGTAGTTATAAGCAATGTTTTTAACGGTGTTCTCTGCGTTACCGGTGGTGGCAACTGTGATGGTGTGGGTGTGTGACCCCATAACAACCGAGTGAGTGTGCGAACCGACAGCCACCGTATGCGTGTGAGCGCCTACAGCTACCGTATGCGCATGCGCGCCAGCGCTGGCCGCTGTGCCTGAAATGGTATGCGTATGCGCACCCGCACTCGTTGTAGGTGGACCATTTGGGTTGTTATTTTGTGCGTTATTAAACTCATTACGATCTACATATCGGCCAGCACCAGCCCCCCCGCTGCCAACCCACACAGGGACGGAGTGGTTATGAGCACCCGCGCTTGCTGCTGTACCGGAAACACTGTGCGTGTGTGCACCCGTGCTGTTTGATGACTTTGTTCCGTAGTCAAAGGCGCTGGTCGTTTTCGTCCCGTAGTCAAAAGCGCTGGTAT